CACTGATTACCATTGGCATCGTTAAGTAGGGCACCCCCTAGTTGTGCAGGACCCTGACTAACTTCTCCTATAGTACCTGTAAGTTTCCATTGAGCGCCACCCCCATCCCCCTCTGTGTAGTAACCTAGAGTCTGTACAACATCACCTACTACAAAAGAGTTAGCAGAGTCTATTAAGTTTTGAGTTACATCTACATACAATAGAGGTTTAGTCCAGAAAGCACCAACCCCATCAGTACTCAGGAATTTATTAGCTTGACCGTCTTGTTCAGGGAGAATAGAACCCCCTGTGGCTAGAGTTATATCTTTTAATCTAGCCGCATCATTGGGGCTATTCGGAGCAGATAGGTTTATAATACGTTGACTATTCATATCCAAAGGATTCTTCATAGGCGTGGACTGGTCTGCATCTAATTTAGTATCTAACTTCTCAGTCAGTACCGTAGCAATCTTTTCAAGCTCGCTATTTACTGGAGCTAGGCTCCCTGTTAATGTGTTTCTAATATACTTAGGCATTCTTATCCGTGTCCTCTTGGTACATAGCTACCTGAAATCCCAATTCTACCGTATCCCTTTTTCCCTCTACTACTCCCAAGTGTCTTATTATCTTGCTGTAGCTTAATCTTAGCGCTTCTAGCCCTTGAGGCAATCATACCTATCGGTTGTTGGTGTATTAGCGTTAAGGCTTCATTCAGAAACATATCGAGGTACGCTTCAGATAAATGACTAGGGATAGGTACTACGAAATCGTCTTCTTGGAAAAATACTTCTTCACCACTAGCCACAATCTTAGTCTTACTGCTTTGCAGTGTCGTATCATAATCCGAATGATAAGAATTAAAAACCACATACTTATTATCAAAAGATGTACAATAAGAAGGGAATTGATTAGTAACGACAACCATTTTATTTTCATCAAAACCCTCCACTAATAAAGTGTTATCCCCTTCCATTGCAGTGGTTCTAGCAATAAATTCCAGAGGGGGAAGATATATCACCTCCTTATATTGAGTCTTACCAGTTTTTGATATGTTGTAATATACCTTACTCTCTTGTACTTTCTGTATATCCGTAGGGAGTAGCATATAGTTAGGACGCGTTGTATCAGATAAGGAGTCTAATGTCTGCTCTTTTGTAGTAAATAACAGATTAGGGAACTCTTGTACCATCTTGTAGTACACACGCTCTGCTAACTTAGCTACTTGCTGACTCTCATCTGTGTCGTATATACTATCTACATAGAAACCTGAAGTGGCATCTAAGTACTCTTGTACAACCTGTAGTAATGTTCGTTTCATCTATTTCTCCAAGAAATCTTATAAAAGGCACTCCGAAGAATGCCTTTGAAAGACTACCTATTTACACAGGTGTTGCAATCGTAATCAAAGTTTCAGGGCGTTTTAAGGCGAAGCCATAACGACAAGTAGCAGACCACTCATCACGCTTGAAGTTTGTATTACGGAAGAACTCTGTCTCAGGGCGTTGACGTACAGCACCCATGAAAGGCATAGATGTAGCATCAGCCATTGACATAGCGATACAACCTTTACCAGTAATAGCCGCATCACTAGTACCGTCAGATAGAGTAAGTGACTCGGCAGTAATATCAGGTAAGTTATGACTCACCATAATGTTAATACCTGCAATATTGCGAACAATATTAAGCTTGTCACCAAAACCTGTTTGTACTAAACCTTGTACATCGAAGTTAAAGTTAGAACCATTAGACACTTCTGTGATATTAAGGAGTTTGTTAAGTTCAAATTCCATCTCAGGAGTAATGATTAGCACTCGGTTTTCAGTAGGTACGTATGCTTTATCGAAAGAATATTTAACATACATGATGTCTTCAATCGACAATGCCCCACCTGTAGAAGAACCTTTAAATCGGTGAGCCGCACCATTTACAGCATTCAGGTCTGAAAGAGTTTGAGAGTTAGCTGTAGCTAAACACGCAGTCTCCATATCAGTAGCCATAGCAATACCAGATTTATGCACGTTCTCTTGGAAGAAGGCTTCTGACTGGTGAGCGTCTTGTTTCATCTTATCAGTTACGAAGAAACCGTCCTGTTTGTACGCAGTGATTGTTAGAGGCGCTCTTGAGTTGTTCATCCCGCTATAATCAATCTGAGTATTCTCAGTGTAATCGGTGGTTGAACGGTCTGCTGTTAGAGTCACATCTAAAGAATCACCATCAGGGAAAATCCCTGTTTTATCATCAAACAAAGGACGACCAATTAACCAATCATCGAATTGCTTCTCTAGTGAACTTTGATATAGTTCTTGTCGAACTAAGTTCGGTACTGCCGCATAAGTAAAAGTACTCATTTTATTTCCTCAATTAAAAATCTATTTTTATTCCACGTGCTTCTGCAATCTTACGATAGTTATCAATACTCGTAGAGACACGCTGTTTAGCAGTGAAGCCTCTTGAGAAGTCTATCGAAAGGTCTTTACTCTGGGGGAATCCAGATACAGAGCCATTCGGAGTGTAGTTTGTTTTCTGTTGTCTATCTAAGTTAAACAATTTCTTGAATCGCTTAGGATTAGATTGTGCTTCTTTTAGAATATCTGCATCAGACATACCTAAATCCTTGGCACTTTGTCTTAGCTTCTCTTCAAAAGAGTCACCATAAACAGCTTTAGCGGCACTGATACTCTCTTGCTCATTCTTACCAAAGACTTCTTTTTGTTGGTCTGAGGTAAGCTTTCCTAAGATACTTTCAGTGATTTGTTGCGTAAGCTGGTCTACGTCTAACTGAGGGGTTGTCTCAGTAGCTTGTTGGGTCTGTTCTTCATTCACAGGAGATTCCTCTTTAGTGTTTAATTGTTTTAAAGCATCATCTAGCTTTGTACTTTGGTTAAGTTGAGCTTCAAGTTCCTGAATCCTAGACTCCAACGATTTTTTATCTGCAACAGTATCTTTAATAAAGTTCTGTGCAGACTGCCACGATTGTTGAGCTTCTTCAGTATTAGTGAAGAGTCTTTCCTTACCTTGGCTATCAACTCCTTTAAAAAGGGGCTGTATTGTCTCTTCCTGAGATTGTGCTTGGTTAGCTTCCTGAGTTTCTTTTAAGTCTGGGTTAGACTGCGTATCCATAATTACCTCTGAATTGTATAATCAAGTTTTTTAATAAGACTTCGTATGAAACCCCTTTTCGCTTTATTGCGAATACTGATATAAGAGAATTGAAACTTAGAAAGAAAGTCACTCTTCTCTTCATCTTCCTTCAATAACTTCTCGTACTCTTCTTCAAGGTATTCTATTAGTAAGAGTGTGAACTCATTCTCACTCCACCTTTTATACCTACCAATCATTTCTTCTTTTTGTTCTTTGGTCTGGAGCTTACTGAATTCACCAGAGATGAAGCTAGGTATCTTAAAATTACTCATCATCCATATCCCCGTCTTGCATCATCTCCATCTCTAAAGCCGTAGGCTCACTACTCTGTTTCACCATCTCTTGTTGAGCAAGCATACTTCTTTCTTCAGCTTCCATCTGCTCATCAATACTTGCAAACTTATTAACAAAACCAAACTTATCAAATCCGTACAACTCTTCAACTGTCTTAGCTAAGTTATATGTGTTAATATGAGGAGCTACCATCTGTCCTATCTGAGTATTGGCTAACTGTGTCAACCCTTGTAGTTGCTGTAGTTGTCTACTGAAACGCTTACTACCATGCGGGATAAGCTTACCATTAGCACTTAGGTCTTCCTCTGTAATCTGAGTAGTAAGGAGTATACCATCCTCATCTTCTTCTAAGACCTTAATAATGCTTGAGTAATTATCCTTAGCAATACGTATTTCAGCTTGGACTAATGGCTCAATGAAGTCTTCTTCTAACTGACCTGCTTTATTGATGAATCCTCTGAAAGCACCATCATTAAGAGACTGTACTTCTGTGGCTGTCTTCTCACCTGCTGTTCTAAAACCTGCAAGTTGTTGTGGCAATCTGGCACTTGTACGAGCTAAGTCTCTGTGCATCATTATCTGGTTATCAAAAGTGAGTACGGTGCTGTCAGGGCGTATATCGGATACACTCCCACCTTCAGGCATGATGTACTTAGTATGGCCTGTAACTTCGTCATATATCTCTTCTACGTCACCTACATAGGCCCTATCAGGGTAAGTGAACTTATCAATAGCATCATTCTTAGAGTTCTCTCTGTGGTTAATCATGTAGTTAATACCTACAACCTTATCGAGAGGCCCTTGAGACCATAGGTTATCAGGTCGAGGAGTCCAACTGCCTTTGAATATAGCAGGGAATAACTCTTCTTTATCAATTACTACTGTGTCTCTATCCACTACGACCACACAACGCTTCTTAGAGAATGTGCCGTCTGTATCATTGAATATATCACCGTAGAACCAAAGTAGTTCAATATAACCAGATGTGTAATACTCATCAATACTCCCGAAACCCGCAGGGATGTACTGTTTTTCTTTATATCTTTCAGAGTAGTCGTTATTTCCACCTGTCCTACGCTTCATTATTTCAGAGAGTTCTTCTTCGCTAATACAGCAGTCTTCTTCACTAGCACTGCTCACAAACTCGTAGAAATCTCCCATAGTGAGGAGTTCACGTATAATCTTAGGTGTCTTACTAAATTCTTTTGCTACTGGATTAAATGCTATATCATAAGGAGAAATGCGTTTTGTAGCAGGGCCAGCATAACCACTAATCATACCGCCTGCGGATTCCATACTATTGTTCTTGTAATAACCTTGCCCAAAGCAGTTGCCATAACGTACTAAGTCATCTACTACTTTACGCATCTCCACATTAAAACCATTCATGCTATGACACTGCTTGATATAACTTAAGACCTTCTGACGTATTTGCTTAGTAATAGCATTAATCTCAAAGCCTTTCCAAGATAACCAATCATCATGTGGGAATAGAGTACTATACACAATTGCTATTAAGTCTTCGTGTAGCTCAGAGAGAATAGGTAAATGGGTCTTGTGGTCAAAGTTAGTACCACCTTCTAACATACTCGTATCTGTAGCATGCAGATAGCTATCTATCTCAGCCCACAACTCCATGGCCTGTGTACGGGAACTATTCCAGCTACTCCAATGGCTTACAATACCATCGGCTAATGCAGACTTATCTTGATAGTCTAGTGTAATCAAGCTCTTCTTCTCCTATTGAGGAATCTGCTACCAGCATCAACAACATTCCTATTTGTTCTATTTGTAGCAAACTTCGGTCTTGAAGGTCGCTTACTATTACTAATGGCTATCCATACTGAATCTTTTAAATCATCATGTGGCGGTCTAGTAAGACTTAGCTCTTCTTCTAGTAGTTTGGTATAACCACCTTTAGTATGGTAGACACTCTTGTTTCTGTACAAAGGCTCAAACAACTGAGAGTTACGCTCTTCTTTAGTCCCTTGTACTTGGTTCTTATGCTGATGCTTTATAACTAATGTATGGCCTGCTCTTCGTATCTCATCTTGTATAAAATTAGCAACAACGATTCCGCCTGCGTTAGTTTCAACTGTAGCCTCTCTGAAGTCCCAGTACTCGTGGAGTTCAATAAGCTTCTCGTAGTAGACTTCTGCTTTAGCTGTTTGGAATCTCTGCAACTCAAGGATGTATAAGTATCCTTCATTGTCCCAAGCGGTAAC